GTAGATATTATAGATGGAATGAAGAATTATATCAGGCTGCATTAGAAGATAGTACGGATGTATCAGTTGCTTGGCAATTAAAATCAAACGCTGACCAACCTGAATAAGATAAGACTTAAAAAGTAATTTTTTAACTCTTATATATAGTATATACATTAATGTAAATAAGGTGAAAATATATAATGAAAAATCTTAAAATAACTGATAATTTTTTAGATGAAAAAGATTATCAACACATTCAAACACAAATGCTAAGCTCAAATTTCGGTTGGTATGTCCAACTAGGAAAAACTTATTTTGGCGAGCTTTCAAAACAATTAACACATCTTTTTTACGACAAAAATAGACCTAATAGTGATTTTTTTGATTTATTAAATCCAATTAGAAATAAATTAAATTGTGAAACTATTATTAGAGAAAAAGCAAATTTGACTTTTTATAATGATTTAGAAGATGACCTTTTTCATATTGATGTAGGAAATTTAAATGCAAAAACTTCATTATTTTACTTTACAGACAAAGGTGCTACTACATTCAAAATTGATGGAAAAGAAAAAACAGTTGAAGCAAAACAAAATAGAATGGTAACTTTTGATTGCAAAATTGAACATAAAGCAGTATGTCATAAAGTAGGAGACCCTTTTAGAATAGTTTTAAATTTAAATTATTTTGAAGGACCAAGTGATTAATGAAAACTATAAAATTAAATACTTTAGGCTTTATTCAAAAAATTGAAGAACATAAAGAATTTAAATCATTTATGTTAAATTACATATTAAGTAATAACTTTAATAGTTATGATGATGTATCAACTACTGACTGGTTGGATGCAAAAAATACTAATAGAGAATATGTAATTGAAATGGAAAAAATTTTAAAAACTTATTTAACAAATATATCTAAAAAATTAAAAACACTTGAAATAGAAATATCAAATATGTGGTTTCAAAGATATTCTAAACATTCAAATCATACATGGCATTATCATACAAAAAGTAATTGGACTGGAATATATTATGTAGAATTGCCTGAAGAAAAAGTTAAAACACAATTGTATGATTTAAATAAAAATAAAATAATAGACGATATAAAATTAAAAGAAGGGGATTTATTTGTTTTTCCTGCAAATATTTTACATAGGTCTCCACCTAATATTAGTGAAAAAAATAAAACAATAATTTCTTTTAATGTTAATTTTGATAATGTTGAGTTACATGATGATTAAAAATTTATTTGAGATACCTATTTACATGGGTGACATTGATATTGATAAAATTAATTTAAAAAAGATTGACTTTGAAAAAACTTGGCTATCAAAAACTAATTCTACATTTAAAAATACATTAGATAAAAACATATTAGATATAATAGAAAAAGATTCTTTAATCTATTTACTTAATACTTTAGCAAAGCTTTTAGAAGAAAAAATTGAAGAAAAATTTAAAATATCATTACTTAATATATGGGAAAATGTTTATTCTGATAATGATTTTCAGGAACCTCATATACACGCAAAATCAGATTATTCTTTTATAATTTATAAAGAAGTAGAAAAAGAAGGTGGTAAAACTGTATTTTTAAACCCTAATAGAAATGTAATTGAATCATTTATCAATATTCGTCATCAATTTCAAAACATTTATAAACCATCTTGTAATAAAGGACAAGTCATTATATTTCCTAGTTTTTTGGAACACATGGTTTTAAAAACATCTAATCAACATACCATATCAGGTAATTTAAAATTTGATAATACTTATGAATAAAGAAATTAAAAATATTGTCATTGTAGGTGGTGGAACAGCTGGTTGGACAACAGCATTGAATTTTTTACAAAAAACAAATGATGTAAAAATTACTGTTGTTTCTTCTAAAGAAATTCCTATTATCGGTGTAGGAGAAAGCACTACAGGAATTATGAATAATTTAATAAACATTAATAATGGTAAAGTAAAAATAAATGAACTCGATTTTATAAAAGAAACAGATTCTACTTTTAAATTAGGAATTAAACACCAAGACTGGTATAAAAAAGGTGATAGTTTTGTATCTCCTTTAGGAGATTCTTTTACAAATGAGTTAAATTATCCACACTCGACTTATGATTACAGTAGAATTTATCATGCAGCTAAAAAAATAAAATATAATTATTATACACCATCAAGATTAATGTTAAAAGATAAACTACCCTACTTAAATATTACAGAAAAAAATAAATATTTTTATTTTGAAGATAAACACAAAAAAATAGATTTAAAACTTAACCATGTAGCTTATCATTTAGATACCTATAAAGTTGGACAATATTTAAAAAATATTTTAAAAGAAAATAAAAATATATCGAATGTGGAAGATAAAATTGTATCAGTTAATAGAGATGATGAAGGATTTGTTAAGAGTTTAAAAACACAAAAAGGCAAAATTGTAGAAGGAGATTTTTTTGTAGATTGTTCAGGATTTTTTAGATTGTTGATAGAACATAAAAATAAATTCATTAGTTACAAAGATAATTTATTAACAAATAAAGCATTAGCTTTTAATACAAAAAATCATAAAATTAAAAATTATACACTTGCAAAAGCAAGAAATTATGGATGGGAATGGAATATACCATTACAAACAAGAATGGGTAGAGGTTATGTTTTTAATAGTGACATGATTAGTGTAGATAAAGCTATTGAAGAATTAGAATCAGATTATGGTAAAATTGATAATATAAATGAGATAAATTTTAATAGTGGTAGAATGAAAAATGTTTGGGTAAAAAATGTATTGTCAACTGGTTTGTCTAGTGGTTTTTTAGAACCGTTAGAAGCCACATCTATACATATGACAATATTACAAGTCAACAATTTTATTGAACAATATTACACAAAAAATTTAAATTTTAAATGTCAATCACTTATCAATCAATATAATTCAGAAATAGGTAGTATGTGGGACGATTTAAGAGATTTTATAAATTTACATTATATTACGCCTAGAAAAGATACTGAATTTTGGATTGAATCATCATCTAATAAAAGACATAGTGAAAATCTAAAAAATAAGTTGGAAATATGGAAATCTAGGATGCCTAGAGTCAATGACTATCACGGAGGATTATATAATACTTTTTATCATTTAGGTAATACCTTATGGTATCAAATACTACTTGGTATGAATTTACTAGATGACAAAACTGCTGAAAAAGAATTGCAAGATTTTAAATTAACATATTTTGCTGAAGATATGCACAAAAGAAAAAGAGAGCTGGCAGATTGGATTTTAAGTTGTAGTATTGACAATAAAACATTTTATGATAATATAGATTATTACTTTAACAATTATGAAAAAATCAATTTTGTAGAAAGAGTTTAATATAATGACTAATAAAACTAATTGGGAAATTTTAAAACCAACACTTGAAAAAAATGGTGTGTTGCCTATTGAAAATGTACCTAAAAACATTATTGATTATTTAAACAATAACAAATCATCTATACCTAAAAATGAACATTTAGCTGGTCAAATTCAAAATGAATATGATTATACTGATTGGCCAAATTTTATAGATAGTTTTCTTTTACAACAAATTGGTCATCCTATTTTAACTCAATGGTCAAGTAGAATGAAATCATTGTCATCCGATAAACCATTTTACTTATCTAGTTTATGGATAAACTTACAAAAAAAATATGAATTTAACCCTATGCACGACCATTCAGGAGTTTTTTCATTTATAATATTTTTAAAAATACCTTACAATTTAGATGATGAAGATAAAGTTTTTCCTAAAAGTAGTATTGGCTCTTCTTGTGGTAGACTATGTTTTATAGTAAATGATTATATGGGAGATATTTTTGATATTAGATTGGATGTTGATAAAAGTTTTGAAAATAAAATGTTAATGTTTCCTGCAAAAATGCCTCATTTAGTTTATCCTTTTTATACAAGTGATGAATATAGAATTACGGTATCAGGTAATATTGCATTAAATGTAGATTAATATGTTAGATATAAAAGAATTAACTTTAGAACAACACAAAAATGCTGAAAGACAAGAGTTTGTAAAAATACTTATGTCAGGCAATATAGACCATAAACTATATGCCACATATTTGTATAATCAATTTCAATGTTATTCTGTATTAGAAAAATATGGATTACATAACTCATTATTCAGAGATACTCCAGGTTTATTAAGAGCTGAACATATCTTATATGATTTTAAATCTTTTGAAATAGAAACACCTGAAATTACAGATAGTACAAAGGAATATATTGAACATATTGAATCAATACAAGATGAGGCTATGAAACTATATGCTCACATCTATGTTAGGCATATGGGCGATTTATCTGGTGGCCAAATGATAAGAAGAAAAACACCTGGTCCTAATAGATACTATAAGTTTAGAGATAAAGAAGTTGGTGATTACAGGCGAATTGTAAAAGAAACTATTAACACATACTTAAATGTATATGAACATTCAGTTGTACCAGAAGCAATTTATTGTTTTGAAAGTGCAACAAAACTATTTAAAGAAATGAAGGAATTACATGATTTGGGATAGACTAATAAAGTGGAAAGACGAAACAGTAGAATTGCTAAACAAAGAACTGGTTGAATACAATGAACCAGGTATGGAAAGATTTAACAACGAAGAATTTGGTTGGGTAAATAGAACATGGAAAAACAAATATATTAGAAGAGCTCATGTTGATGTAGTTGATGTAAGAGAAACCAAAGGTTTATGGATGGCTCATGTTTGTTTATTTCCTGAAGTAACAAATGGTGGACCTATTTACGGATTTGATATTATAGCAGGTAAAAAGAAAGTTACTGGTGCGTTTCACGATTTTAGTCCTTTATTACAAAAAGAACACCCATTAACTCAATGGTTTATAGAAGAAAATAAATGGTTTAAACCGAGTAAAGAGAGAGAGTTACCAGATTGGGCAAAAGCAATTTTTAGTGGTGGAATGATTGCGGCTGGTAATGTCACAGATGAAGACGAATTAAACAAAATCTGTACAATGGCTGTGTCCAATCTGGCTAACTATATTGATAAAATAAGAAATCACCATGATACAGCAGACATGGAAAATGTCATAAATGCTCAAAATTATTACTGTGAACATCAACAAAAGAACCCTCATACACCTAGAGTAATGCAATCTCTTGGTCTACCTGAAGACGATATAAAGCTGTTTTGTCAAGATAATCTCTTTCCTAAGATATAATTATTCTTATAAATAGTCCAGAAAAGGAATAACTTATGGCAGAACCAGCAACAAGAGAAAATTTAAAACAGTACGCTTTGAGAGCTTTAGGTAAGCCTGTCATTGAGATTAATGCTGATGATGACCAACTAGAAGATAGACTGGACGAGGCATTACAATATTTCGCACAATACCATTATGATGGTGTTCAAAGAGCTTATTTAAAATATCAATATACATCAGCCGATAAGGCTAGAATGACTGCTGACTCAACTGAATCTGTAACTAAAAATTCAGTAACTACATCATGGAAAGAAGGCAATAATTTTATCGTTGTACCTGAAAGCGTATTATCAGTAATTAACATATTTCCGTTTTCAAACAAATCTAATATGAATTTGTTTGATGTAAGATATCAAATGAGATTAAATGACTTGTATGATTTTTCATCTACAAGTGTAATCAACTATGATGTTGTTTTAAGACATTTAGACTTTTTAGACCATATCTTAGTAGGAGAAAAACCATTAAGATTTAATCAACATGATAACAGATTGTATATTGACATGGACTGGACTAATGATTTAGCAGTCGGTGAGTATATTGTTATAGAGTGTTACAGAAAGATGGATCCTACAGTACACACAGATGTGTACAATGATATATTCTTAAAAAGATATGTTACAGCATTATTTAAAAAACAATGGGGTGCTAACCTATCTAAGTTTGATGGTGTAGCAATGATTGGTGGAGTTACATTAAATGGAAGACAAATTTATTCAGAGGCATTATCTGACATTGAAAAGTTAGAACAAGAGATTAGAAGTACCTTTGAATTAAATCCAGCAATGATGATTGGATAAAAAATCATGGCAGTAAATCACTATTTTCAAGGTGGCCGAGGTATCGGTAATGACGCAGAGAAAAGATTACACGAAGATATTATAATCGAATCTTTAAAGATATTCGGTCAGGATATCTATTATCTTCCTCGTAC